GCCGTTGGCAGCTTCAGCATTGCCGCTCATGAGCGGCAATGCTGAAGCTGCCAACGGCCTAATTGACAGCATTCGTGATCTCGCCGCGTCTACGCCGCTCGCTATGGACAGCCTCGCCGCCGGTGCGCAGACCCTCATGGGCTACGGCATGGCAGGTGATCAAGTCATCCCTACGCTGCAGATGCTCGGCGACGTCGCAATGGGCGACGCGGACAAGCTAAACGCGCTCACGCTGGCTTACTCACAGGTCCTCGCTTCTGGCAAGCTCATGGGACAGGACGCGCTGCAGATGATCAACGCGGGCGTCCCGATCTACGCGCTGTTAGGCGAGCAGATGGGTATCACCGCGGGCGAAGCGAAGAAGCTGGGCGAAGAAGGTAAGATCTCCGCGGAGATGGTGACTGAAGCGCTCAAGGCCGCGACGTCCGAGGGCGGTATGTTCTTCGGCGCGATGGAAGCGCAGTCGCAGACCCTCACCGGCAAAATATCAACCCTTAAAGACAACTTCAACCAGTTCGCGGGCGAGCTGGCCGAATCACTCATGCCTGTTGCCATGGAGTACGTCGACACGCTCGACGGCATGATCTCGGGCAACGACGAACTGAAAGGCACTCTGACCACACTGTTCACGGCTGTCGCGCAGCTCGCGAGCGCGGCGCTGCCGATGCTCGTCAACATGCTTGGCCTCGTCATCCCGCTGTTCGCGGATCTGATGGATGGCATCCTGCCGGTACTGGTGGAGATGTTCAACGCGCTCATGCCTCCGCTGATGGAGATTGCGCAGGCGCTGCTGCCGCCAATCATTGACATTATCAACGCGCTGCTGCCGCCGCTGCTCGAGATAGCTGAGGCGGTCATGCCGATCGTCGTTGATGTGCTTAATACGCTCATGCCTATCCTCGCTGACATCGCGGGAGTATGGGGCGAATGGATTGGCGAGCTATTGCCCCCCTTGATTGGATTCTTAGGCGAGATGATCGGGCCGGTTATGGAGCTGGCTGAACAGCTTTTCCCGGCCTGGAAAGAGATCATGGACGCGCTGCTGCCTGTGATCTCCTCCCTCATAGGCAGCGCGCTTGAGCCGCTGCTCGGCGTATTCTCGGCCATCATCGGCCCATTGTCGGAGCTGCTTTTAGCGATCATGCCGCCGCTGCTGGAGGTTTTCAACGCGCTCACGCCGATATTGATCTCAGTTTTCGACGCGATAGGGCCGATCATTGAGCTCGTTGGCGTATTGATCGGGCTTTTCATGGATGGTTTCATACCGGTCATCACGGAGGTCTCCAAGCTCTTGCTCGATGCGCTCGGTGGTGCGTTCACGGCGATGCAGCCGTATATTGAGACGCTCATGGACATTCTGGGCGGCTTGATAACTTTCCTCATTGACGTGTTCAAGGGCGACTGGGAGGGCGCGTGGGAAGCGATCAAGGATGTGTTTCTGAACATCATCCAGCTCATCCCGCAGGGCATCGAAACGATGGTGAATTCTGCCATCGCGATACTAAACAGCTTAATAGCCACAATAAACTCGGTGCTCGAATTGATCGGGATGGCAACGATTAGCGAGATCGGCACGGTCGATTTTACCCCGTGGAATGACGCTCCTGCTGCGGGAAGCGGCGGGGGCGGCGGGACATACAACCCGGGAACGCCCAGTGCCGGCATCCCGCAGGGCGCAGAGGCCTATGCTGAGGGGCTGCCGTATGTGCCGTATGACAATTTCCCCGGCTGGATGCACAAAGGGGAGCGCATTTTGACCGCCGCCGACAACGTAAAATTCAACGCTCTCGGCGGCCTGCAGGGCATGGATCTTGCGCTGAGCGGGATCTCCGGCGGATCACAGGCCCCGATACAGCTCAGCGTCAACGTCACCGGAGCCGTCGAGATGGACGGACACACGGTCGGACGGCTCGTATTCGAGCACATGGATGACGTGCTGGCCAATATGTGAGGAGGGCGCGCGATGCTCCACATTTACATCAACCAGGTCGAGTACGACACGCAGCGCGGCCTGAAGATCACGGACAGGCTCAGCAACAAAACGGAATCGCAAATATCCGTGCTGACCGAAGGCCTGCCCATTCCGGTCTCGGGCGACATCGTCGAGGTACGTGACGACGACGAGGTAATCTTTTGGGGGGTGTGCGGAATTCCGCGCTCCCCCAAGTACCAAACCGGGCGCGAGCGGAAGCTGTACGCCATTACATGCGGTAATGCCAACGCCATCCTCGGGCGGCGCATCATCAACGTGGCATACCAGGGCTACACCGTGTCGCAGGTGGTCGAGCGGCTTTTCAACCTGTATGTCTCGGCCGAGGGCATAACGCTCGGGCAGATATCCGACATCCCGATCACCATCGAGAAATACACCGGCTCGAACTACAATCTCATGACCGCGCTCAACGAGTTGGCTGAGCTCGTCGGCGCGATCTGGCAGGTCACGCCGGACCGGCGGTTTTACTTCCTCAAGCTCGACGATCTCCCCCGCTTCCCTCTCGAAATTAGTCTGGACTTCCTGCTCGGAACGGATCTGCAGCACACGACAAAAGACTACAAGGTGCGCACCGTGCAGTACATCTCCGGCGCGACCGATACGACGTCGCCGCAGACTGAGGAGTTTACCTACGACGGCGATCAAAAAAACTTCATCACCTCGTTCCCGCTGATACTCGCCCCCACCATCTACGTCAACGACGTGCAGGTGGATCCGGCATATGTCGGCGTGAACGGTCTGGACGATGACAGCGAGGGCATCCAGTTCGCGTTTTCTTACAACTCGCAGACGATCTCCTACAAGGGGGATATGCTGACTGCCGCGGACGTCATCAAGGTCGTATACACCGGGCAGTATCCGGTCCGGATCGCGGCTTACAACGACGTGAAGATCGCAGAAATCGCGCAGCTGACCGGCACGTCCGGCATGATCGAGGATGTTTACATCGCGTCCGGCGTCAAGACGGCCGCCGATGCTACCCAGCTCGCGCAGAGCTTCATCGACCAGTTCAACGAGGTCACGGGCGAGGTGAAATTCTGGCTGCTGGCCGAACACCTCGAAGCTGCCGGGCTGTCGCTCGCCGACGTCGCGGTGCTTACCGTGCTGCCGTTTGACCTGCCGACGCTGGGCATCACGGGCGAGTATGTGATCACCGAGCGCACCATCGAGATGCTCGGCAGTGACGACGAATCAGCGCCGCTCAAGGTTTGGATCACGGCGGCAAACCGCGACTATCTCAGAGCCTACGGACAGACCATCGCGGCGATAAAGCGCAACATTGCGAACCTTGCCATCCGCGGAGAGGATACCGTCGTGCAGACGGCAAATACCACCGAACGGGTGACCGTCAGGGAGGAAACCGACGTCGGCGTCAACATCCCGGCGTACTGCGCGGCGGGCATCACGCACGGCTGCCTGGCTATACCGCAGGGGCTCGACGGCATGATCTACCCGACCGAATACGGGCTGCTGTCCGGCGGCGCGGTGGGTCCGACCATGTACCCGTGCGAGGAGCTCGTCAACGGCTCCCTGTTCGCACCTACCGACCTTAATGCGGAGGTATATCCTGTATGACTGATTCGCTGCACATGCGCGGGCACTACCTCATCGAAGCCCGCGACGCATCCACCGGCGCGCTGCTGTGGGAACGCAAGATCGAAAATATGCTCATGGCCATCAACCGTGATGCCCGTGTGCAGATGCTCACCGGCGAATACGCCGGCGACGGCACGGAGTTCGAGATCAAATACTTTGCTTTCGGCACCGGCAGCACCGCGCCCACCGCCGACGATACGCAGCTCGCGGCAGAGGTTTACCGCAAGCAGGTCACGCGCATCAGCGTGGATGGAGGCACGGTGACGTCGGTCGTGTCGCTGGGCGCCGCCGAAGCGAACTATACACTTCGCGAGCTCGGCGTGTTCTGCGGGCCCTCAGCGAGCGCAGCGGCCAACTCCGGGCTGCTGATCTCGCGTGTGCTGGTACAGATCGAGAAAAACACCAACATCGTCATCAACATCACGCGGCGCGACGTCTGCACCATTTAAGGAGGCGCGTATGGCATACACACGGAACATCTGGAAGGATCGGCACGGAG